TTGTCTCAAAATAATACATCACTCTGATACTGAATTTATGATTGCCCCAATGTCGGATAAACGTTATCTTAAAAATGATAAGATGGGAATCTTTATTACAATGACAGAACGTAGAGTAGAGATTACGAATCACGTATACAACTACAACGTTAAATTTACTGAAAGAGATTGGCAACGTCTGACATACATATTTGACACTGAAACCGACAAAAGACGACTTAGTTATGAAAGTGAGATTAATTCGCAAATTACTAACTCTCTACACAACATATTAGAAAGAGTTTCTAATCTCGATTAAAATTTTACCAACTAAGGAATCTACGGATTCCTTTTTTGTTTTATATGATGTCATTATTGGTTTCTGACCTTTACCTGTTTGAGTGTCTTTTTTTTCTGCATTTCTCTTTTGTTGACAAGCTGATTTTTTTTGACTATCCGACATTTTTCCTGCAACTCCTGCCGCCCTACATTTTGGATATGCCTTGTCTGTGGCGTCGGGTCTCCCACAAGGTGGATGCTTACCATCAACTTTCTTACAAATGTTCACCCAAGGTCCCTTTGGTTGTGTGGATCCTTTTGGTTTCTTCTTTGTTCCAAACCAAACACCTAAATCTTCATTTATTGTGTGAGCGTCATGTGTTTTAACATCATGTGTCCCGTTTTTACCTTTTTCCCAAACACCAACAATTCTTTTTAGATTATTTTTTAAACTTTTTTTAATTGCAATGTCGTTTATTTTATGATCTAAAAATTCATAAAAAGGACCTAATTCACTTTTACTCCATTTTTTTAAACCAATCTCAATTGGTCCATTATATTCACCAGCGGTTACACTTGTACTTGCCTCAGTTATTTCAACCCATTCATTTACAGGTACAATTTTTTTATTTTTACCTGGAGTTGGATTTATATTATTCCCGTCATCATCAGAAAATGTAGATTCAGGGTGTTTTTTAATGTAATTAGTGGTTTTTTTTGCTTTAGATTCTATTTTCTTTATTTGTTTTTTTGTTTCATCCATCGATCCATCATAACTATCAAATTCTAACATAGGACTATCGTATTTTGAAACGGGTATAGTAAATGGTCCGTTTTGGGAAGTTTTAAATTTCCTAACACCTAATTGTAATGGTGCAACATATGAACCTCTACCACCACCATCTGAAGTTGCTTCAGATAAAACTTTCTTTATTAATTGATTTAAATCCATAATTTGTCTACTATTATAAATATCAACACAATATAAAATGGGAGAACAAGAAAATGAATTATTTGGTAACCTATTTGGTACCATCAATTTACTAAGTGAAGAACACTTGGACGCAATCCTTATGGCTATGAATAAGGATCACGCATTATATTATTTAGTTGAGTCAGTTAAAGCATCTCATAAACGTGGTGCATTCACCATTGGTGAATCTGAAGTAATATCAAAGGCTATTAGAGTCTTAACAAAACAAGAAGATATTATAAAATAAATTATCTAATTATTCTTCTATTTGTCCCGTCTTCATACACCTCAAAAATAAATCCTTTTGTGTCTGAATGTACTTCTTGACCAAATAAATTTACGTATTTTACTATTTTCTTAACCGATATTGTATTATCTAATGCAATAGGTCCGTATATTTTATATTCACCATCGTAATCTACTTGTCGTAATCTATAGTAATGTATTACAAAGTCATCAAAAGCATCTAAATAATTATAGTCTATTTTAGTGTTACTATTACCGGATGCTGATTTTAAACCAACACTCTTCCACACCTCTCCATCAATACTCACTTCAATTTTAAAATAGTCTGAGTTATGTTCTGAGGCGGTTGACCAATATAGATAATTTGTATTTGATAAAGGGTTACCTTCAAAATATAATAGTTCAACAGGTAAAACTCCATCAACTGTTATAAGTAAATTTTTATTAACATTATTACAACTGTTTGAGACTGTCACTAATACTTCCCCATCAGTAGTTGTTGTTGGCCAATTAATACTAACATTATTTGTGATTGACACATTTGTAACCCAACTTGATGTACTACTTTCTCTATAATCCCATTGATATGTGGTTGCGTTTGGATCTGAGGGTATTGAATAATTTTCTGTCGTTCCCGCAATTATATTTAAATTTCCTGTGATTGATGAAATAGTTGCAACCGTAGGATTGACTGTTATAGTACCATTTGACGTAACTGTACCACAACCACCTGTAAGAGTTACAACATAATTAAATGTTCCCGAAACTGAAGGTGTTCCAGTAATTGATACGACATTACCACCCCAACTTCCTGATACTCCTGTAGGTAAACTTGAAAAAGTAGAACTTGTTGCGCCTTTAGTGTTATAAGTAATATTAGTTATTGGGGTATTTTGACATAAAGTTTGATTATCTGTACCTGCAGAAGATGATAACGTAGATGTGTTATTTACAGTATTAAGATATATTGTAAATGTTCCTGGAGTATCATATGTAACATTTGTAAAAATTCTTAATCTATACGTTGTGTTCATTGATAACCCTGTAATATTTGTTGGGTTTGGTGAAATAATATTAAAATCACAATTAGTATTTAATCCTGTCGCTAAAGTCCCGCACGTTGTATATATTTCTACTCCAATCCAAGTTGCAGTCCCTAAAGTCGCATATAAATTAACTTCAGTGTTATTACCTGTTGTAAAATAATACCAAACGTCTCTCATTGTTCCTGTTGCATCACAGGATGGGTTGGGTAAACCATCTGTAGTAATTGATCCTATTGTAGTCCCTGCGGTTCCTGTGGATGAACCAGGACACTGTAATGATAAGACAGTGGCGTTAGAACAGGCATCATTAGAAGGTACTGCAGGTGGTGTCCATATAAAGGTTAAACCTGATGAAGGAAAACAACTTCCGTTAGATGTAAATCTAACGGTATTAGCGTTAGATGTTCCTGCGGTTGTACCGTTTGGAGCCCCCCAATTTGGTGTTGCGTCAGGAATTGCACCTGTCAATCTTCTATTATTAAAATCTGTATTAACAGTTCCTCTTAAACCAACAGTAGGTACATAGCCTAAACTATTGGCGATTGTTGTCATGTTACCATATACAACTTTAACAACCCCTGTTAACTTAGTTACTCTTATTTGAAATGAAAATCTTTCTACAGAACTTTGTAAGTATCGTGCGGCGTTTTGCCATTGGAACACTACTTCAGTCCCTACATCCTGCCATCTTCTTTCATATACTTGAGATGTTAATGCGGTACTTCTTAAATCCATATTCATTCCACAAATTATTCCTGAAGCACCTGCGGCCGATACTATTGACCCTGTGGTTCCGTTACCCGTTGTTGTTGTTGCAGGGTTTAAATATAATGAACCATCTGCCGTCATATTAACTGAAGTAATGGTAAATCCGTTAAAAATAAATTGCGAACCTAATGGTAATGTAAAATAACTACCATCAGTATCATAAGTAGTTATTCCCCCTGTAGTCGTAACTAATTGTGTTCCCCCAACTATTGAACTATAGGTTCCTGTGGTTTCACTAAAAGTGTAAAATTTAACTTGAGATCTAACAAAAAAACTTGTTAGTATTATAAAAAAAATAAATAGTGAATTTTTCATAGGTGATCATTTAATTAATAAATACTTACGAAAAAATTTATAATCAACTATTAACTTAAATGGTTGAATATAATGGTACTATAAATTAGCAAAAACAAAAAAAGGAGACAATTTCTTGTCTCCTTTCTCTTATTCGGTATTAATTGATTATCTCAATTCTCTCAAGTCAAATGTTCTAACTCCATCAACCGTGATACGTCCGTAGAAACGGTTATTAACCATTTTCTTAGCGTATCTCGTCATTATACCTTTGATAGGTGTAAAGTTGAATGGGTTATACATTGTAGGTGTCAATTGTAACGGTACATACGGTGCGTAGATGTAACCTGTATCCAACAATGATGTTCCTTTATGTCCTACTAACACTGTGTTAGCTGGGAAGTAAGGATCACGGAATACTTGGTAACGTCCTGCAAGAGTACCAACTCTTTCAATACCCATGTTATACTGATCTTGCTCAGGAGACGCATTAGATACGTGGAAGTATTCTAAGTCATCAAAGATTGCAGAAATCTCAGAAGAAACAACGATCCAGTTAGCTCCACCTCTCAATGTTGATTTGTGAATTTGTGCTGACAATTGGTTAATCGCAGTAATCAAAGTTTGATTCCAATCTTTTTGAGTATAAGATGTTGTTAAAGACAATCTTCTCCATCCGTTGTAATCCCAACGTAAGTTCCAAGCCGCTCCTTTTCTCAAGTCACGTAAGATCTCACGGTCAATCTCAGCTGCAACTTGCTCAGATAACAATGCAGTTAACTCAGCCTCAGCGTCGATGTTATGGAATGCCGCAACGTCTTGAGCTAACTCAGGAGACCATTGTGCTCTTAATTTTCTTTCAGTTACAGAAACAGTTACTGATTCTAAATCGAAAGAAACCTCACCAATTTTATCTTCAAACTCTAAGTTTTTATATCTTCTGTAAACCGCAGTAAATGAAGAACCTGAAAGTATTTGAGTTAAAGTTGTTCCTGTGTATCCATCTAATGTAGTACCACAAGTAGCACATACAGGACAAGATAAATCAACTTCTAAATAGATACAACCTTCTTGGTCACAGATATCATAGTAAGAACCACCGTTTCCACCTGGAGTTCCATTAGTTGCACCTGGGAAATTTGTTTGTTGTTGTTGACCATATTTAACAATTCCTTTACCGTAGATTTGTGTTACAACTCTAAATAATAATGGACCGTTACCTACAGTACAAGGTGAACCTTCAGAAACAGTTAAACCTGAATCTTTAATGATTTTAAGGTCAGATAAGAAAGATTCAGTATCAATTTCGTTACCGTCAGGTCCGATTAATTTACCTTCACCAGCTCTGTTAAAATCACACATTTTGATAATAACTTTTCTTACTCCTGTCGCCGCAGTGTACAATGGGTTATTGTTACCTGCATTGTCTAAAACACTACCGTTCCAAACTTGTACAGTTGTGTCCGCAGTAACTGCAGTCCACTCACCTTTAGAGTAATCAAACAATCCAGCAGGATCTAACTCAGCTTCTGAACCTTCGTAGAATAAATCATAAAGGTTTTTAGCGTAAGGGTTACCTGTTGTTCCACCTGGATATCCTGCGTTTTCATCTGCAGTTGGTCCGTTAGGTGATCCGATTGGTCCGAAGTGTTGTCCACCATTTGCGTCAGACCCACTTGTGTATCCTTGGATACGAGGTACAAAGAAGAACAATTTACCAATTGGTAAGTTCATTGCTTGTACAGAAACGATTTCGTTAGCCAATAATTTAGAGAAAACTCTTCTTACGATTGGGAAAACAACTGTTTCGAATGCTCCGTTAGAACCTTCAGAAGTTGCTTCGTTAATCAAGAAAGAAGCTTGGTTTTCATACAACTGTGCTACGTTTTCTTTTAGGTGACCTTTAAGGCCTTCAAGGAATCCTAATTTATCCCATTTGTTAATAGTATCTTCTTTGATAACTTTAAGGTGTTTTAACCCGATATTACCAACAAGACCTGATTCTAATAATGCTCCCATTTTTTTGGTTTTTATTTTTTTTTAGTTTATTTTATTTTTCCCATTAAATCTTTCATTCTCAAAAACTGAGGATTTTCATAAGTCTTAGATTCAATCAAATTAACGGCTGATCCTGATACAGGAGTTTTAGTTACCGCTTTTTCGAATGATTCGTTAAGTGAAGATTCCTTAGTTGTTTCAGATGAGAATTCATCCTTTAATGATTTGTAAAGACTTTTAGATTCTTTAAGTGTTTCAACATTGTCGAATCGTCTAAGTATATTTATTTTTTCTTGTTTTGTTGTTGAATGTTCTGTAAACAGTCTAGTTGCGTAAGCCAAGTTAGAGTTGAAAACCGCCACTTCATTTAATTTAGTTCTGAAAAGATTCAAAGCCTTTCTGTACTCTTCATTTTTAGACTTAAGTAATTCTACTTCAGTTTCACTAATATGTTGAGGAGCCGCTTTTGGTTTTGGTAAACCTTTTCTTCCAAATTTTCTACCCGCACCTAATGTACGTGAAGCTTCTGTGGTTTCTCTCTTTTTGATTGGTCTGAATTCACCGTCTAAATTTTCACCATCTTTATATGTGAATTTTTTAGCACTTCCTGTATTGATCATTTTCTTACCTTCTTTTTGTTTGGTAGTTTTATAATCCATAGTTTGTCCGTACTTAAATTTAGGTGATCCCATTCCCATTCCTTTAGCTTTAAATTTTGATTCCATTACATGATCCATGTCTTCTTCATCCATGTCTTCTTCATCCATTTCGATTTCATAAAGAACTTCGTCAGTTTCAGTTTCATACATTGGAGTTTCGTCCATTTCATGGTGTCTACGACTCATACGTCTTGGTTTTTCTTCAAAATCCATTTCTTCATCGTCTTCCATACCCATACCCATGTCGTCATCTTCCATGTCATCATATGACATTTCAAAATCGTCCATTTCAATTTCATACAAAGTTTCGTCTAATGTTAAATCATCTTCTTCATCAAGTTCTTCTTCTTCGTATTGTTCAGAAAGTTGGATAAAATAATCAGCTCCTGTTTCAGTATCTGATAATGTAATGTTATTGTTCGCATCTTTCTTTACGATAACTCCATCTTCGTCATCCATAGATTTGAAAACTTTGATTACATCTGACATATCTGCTCCAGTCATGTCAATTGCATCCTCATCGTCTTCCATACCCATGTCCATGTCTTCCATGTCGTCATCTTCCATGTCATCTTCCATATCCATAGGTTCAGCACCTAAGTCTACATCTTCGACATCATCTTCTTGACCTTCAGGTTCAACAACCTCTTCTTCGTCTTCAACATCAATCTCTTCTTGTTCTCTAAGAGATTCTTTTACTAATGAGCTGATTTCATCCTTCATGGTAGAAGAAAGTATTCCTTTTGCATTTTCTTTAAGAGCTTCTTCCAAATGCTTGATTTGGAATAAAGTATCTTCAACAACTGATTTTTTGTTCATCTATAGTTTGTTTTACAATATAAATAGTGTGTAAATTAAAAAAATTCAGTTTTTATGACTTTAAGGCAAAAAAAAATGGAAATAACTAATGTTATTCCCATCTTAAAATTTAATTTAAATAATGATTAATCGATCACTTCATCAATTTTACTTTCAGTGATTGATGTGATTCTCCAATCCATCGTATAGTGTTCATATACTTTAGTCACTTTAGCTTCAACATCAGTTGGGGTATATCCCAAGACCAATTTTTCTTCTCTTGTTTTTTTTACTTTTCCTGATTCAGTATCTAATAAATCAGATGTGATTTTAGCCACAAAATACTTTTCTCCTTGTTCCATAGTTTTTTTTTATTTATCTAAATAATCGGTTAATCTTTTCATTAAGTCAAGTGATTTGTTACCACTTTCACCAACATGGCGATCTACCGACATTTTTTTGTCTTCTTCTAAGTTCTCTTCATATTTCAT